GAGAGACTTGAGCAGAACATTCAGATTGCTCTATCTAGAAACGATATCAACCTTGAGGACGCTATCGACATCAGAGAGATCAAGAACATTAAGATGGCTAACCAGCTTCTTAAGGTTAAGAGAACTAAGAAGATGGAGCAAGATCAGAAGAACGATATGATGAAGCAGCAGATGCAGGCTCAGATTAACATGCAGTCTCAACAGGCAGCTGCTCAAATGGAAGTTCAAAAGATCCAACTTGAGACAGAGAGCAAGATTCAACTTAAGCAGGCTGAGAATGCAATGGATCTAGAGAAGCTTAAGGGTGAGGCAATGTTGAAACTACAGTTGATGGAGCGAGAGTTCCAGTACAACATGCAGTTGAACGGTATGCAGACCAAGTTGCTGAAGGATCGAGAAGAGATGAAGGAAGATAGAAAAGATGATAGAGTAAGTAAGCAGAATACTCAGCAGTCAAAGTTAATTAGTCAAAGAAAAAATAACTTACCTCCAATGAAGTTTGAATCAAACGAAGACAGTTTAGACAAGTTTGATCTAGCTTCATTCGAACCAAAATAAATTAAATAATAACTAAATTTGTAATCTAATGGAATTAAAAGTAAGAGCGTTAGACGATGTAGAGCAGAAGTCTGCTCAACAAGTTGAAGAAGAGTTGCTTAAGAAGCACGAAGAGCAGGTTGCTGCTACAGAAACTGTAAAAGAAACTGTAGTTGTAGGGCAGCAGGATTTAAGCGAGGATAAAGTCCTTGACTTTCTTGACAAGAAGTACGGAAAGAAACTATCAAGTGTAGAGGATCTATTCGCACAACAGAAAGAAGAGTTACCAGAAGATGTTTCTGCATTCTTGAACTTCAAGAAGGAAACAGGAAGAGGGCTTAATGACTTTATTAAGATCAATACTGACTTGGATTCAATGAACCCAGATCAGCTACTTAAAGAATATTACTCTCAGAAGGAGAGTGATCTTGACCATGAAGAAATTGAGTACTTAATATCTGATAAGTTCAGCTATGACGAGGATCTCGATGACGAAAAGGATATCAAGAAAAAACAGATTGAAAAGAAAAAAGAACTTGCAAAAGCTAAGAAGTTCCTTGAGGAACAAAAGCAGAAGTACAAGGCACCGCTTGAGTCAAGCTATGGTGGCCTTTCTGCTGAGGACCAAGAGGCACTGAGGGCTTACAAGGAATACTCAGCGAAAGCTAATAGTAGCCAAGAGCTTGAACAACGTCAGGCAGAGTGGTTTCTTAAGAAGACAGACGAGGTTTTCAACAACGATTTCAAAGGTTTTGATTTCAAGATTGGAGACAAGGAACTGAAGTTTTCACCAGGAGACCATAATGAACTGAAGAAAGTTCAGTCTAACATCAACAACTTCATTGCAAAATTTGTAAATAATGATGGATTGATCGAGGATGCTAAAGGTTACCACAAGTCGTTAGCTGTTGCTATGAACCCAGAGAAATTCGCTAAGTTTTTCTATGAGCAGGGGATTGCTGACGCTGTCGAAAAGGAAGCTAAATCAAGCAAGAACATAAACTTCGAAGTGAGAAGATCCCCTGAAGTGATGAACAAGGGAAGTTTCAAGGTTACTAGCTTAGGAGACAACGATGGTCGAGGTCTTCGAATTAGGTTTAAAAAATAAAAAAACAAAACAATGGCAGGATCATTACAAACTGTACCTGGCTTTCAATTACAGCCAAGTGCAGAGCGAGTAGCCCTCGCAACTAACTACATTACCGACTTCAACTTCTTGAACCAGTATCTACCTGATACTTACGAGAAAGAATTTGAGCGTTACGGTAACCGAAGCGTAGCATCTTTCTTGAGATTGGTGAGCGCAGAATTGCCTTCTACTTCTGACTTGATCAAGTGGACTGAGCAAGGACGTCTTCATACTAAGTATGTAAACGTAACTCAAGATGGAGCCGCTGGCGACTCTAATGCAACTTTTACCGTACCTGCTGGTCAGCTATCTGGTAAAGGATTTGTAAACGGTAGCATTGCTATCCGTGTTGGACAAACTGTCCTTATTTCTGAAGAAGGTGCTGGTGCTCAAGGTCTAAACAAAGGTATCGTTACCGCTGTTGACTATGCAGCAAGAACTTTTGACGTAGCTTACTACGAAGCAGCTGGACAAACTTTCGCAGCAACTAAGACTGTTTCTGTGTTTGTTTACGGTTCTGAGTTTAAGAAAGGAACTCTTGGAATGGAGAACTCTCTTGAGTCTGATGGTGAGATCTTCGAGAACTCTCCAATCATCATCAAAGATCACTATGCAGTATCTGGTTCTGACATGGCTCAGATCGGATGGGTAGAGGTTGAAGGTGACAATGGCCCAGGTTTCTTGTGGTACCTAAAGTCTCAGCACGAGACCCGTCTTCGTTTCGAAGATTATCTTGAGACTGCAATGATCGAAGCTATCCCTGCCGCAGGTTCTGCTGCTGGATCTGCTAAGGTATTGGGATACAAAGGATCTGAAGGTCTATTTGACGCAATCGGTAAGAGAGGTAACGTATGGGCAGGTGGTAACCCATCTACTTTGGATGATTTCGACAGCATCGTATCTCGTCTTGACAAGCAAGGATCTATCGAAGAGAATGTAATCTTCTTGGATCGTCAGTTTGGTTTCGACATTGACGATATGTTGGCAGCTCAAAACAGCTACGGAGCTGGAGGTACTTCTTACGGTCTATTCGACAACGATGAGAAGATGGCTCTTACTCTTGGTTTCACTGGCTTCCGTAGAGGTTATGACTTCTACAAGTCTGACTGGAAGTACTTGAACGATCCAACCATGCGTGGTGGTCTAGTAGGTGGAGCTGTATCTGGTGTTCTTGTTCCAGCTGGAACTACTACCGTTTACGACAACGTACTTGGTAAGAACGCTAAGAGACCATTCTTGCACGTTCGTTACAGAGCTTCTGAGACTGAAGATCGTAAGTACAAGACTTGGGTAACTGGTTCCGCTGGTGGAGCTCAGACTTCAAGCTTGGATGCAATGGAGGTTCACTTCTTGTCTGAAAGAGCGTTGTGCACCATGGGTGCTAACAACTTCTTCTTGTTCGAGAAGTAATAGTAAAATAGGAGGGGCCGATTGGCCCTTCCTTTTACCTTTAAACAAACAAAGTAATGGCTAACGGAAAATCACAACCTGCTTCACCATTTGGATGGGTGAACAGTCTGAGAAGCGTATCTTCTAAGATTAGAAGAAACCCAGTTCAAAAACCTGCTGAGACAAGATATAATAAGGACGGTGAAGTAATTGGAGGCAATAAAATTTTTAGCAGAACTGATTCTGCTGGAATGCAGAATTTTGGAAAGCAAGTAGCTGCTGCTATGAATGCTCCAAAACCTGCTGCTAAATCTTCAGCACCAAAAGGTCCTTCTATTGCCCAGCAAAGAGCTGCTGCTGCTAAACCAGTTGTTGCAAAAGTTGGAAAACCTAGTATCGATGGTATGGGTGTCGCTGGACTTGCTAAGGCTGCTCCAAAGGCAATCAATGTAACTCCTTCTAGAACTTACACAGACAAAGAAAAGCAAATTAACGCTTTGCTTATGACTGGTAAGAAGAAAGATGGAACCATGAAGGCTTCTGCTCAACGTAAAATTCAAAGAATTCGTAAAAAATAAACAAACAAGGCAATGGCTATTAAGAAAACAACAACAGTTAAGAAGAGTGATCCTCCTAAGAAAAAACAAGAATTGACTAAGGAGCAAAAACAAGGATTATTCAATATGTCCCTAGTTCAGGGAGGTAGTAAAAATCCAGCAATTAATCCAGAAAAATACTATCCTTCCATGTATGGAAAAGGAAGAGTAGGAGATAAACCTGCTGGAAAGACAGTAGTTAAAAAAACAACTGTAATTAAGAAGAAAAAGTAATAATTAACTGAGGGGGTCTCTGTGGCTCCCTCTATTTTCAATTAAATTTAAAATCAAATGGAACAATTAAAATCGAGAACTTATATTCTCCTAAGATCAGACGCGCCACTTAGCTTGATGATCCCATCTAAGGGAACAGCTAGAAGACCGCTACTTTACTTTGACGGTAAAGCAAACAGACAGTTAAGGTACTCACCAAATCAGCCAAGCCCATTTATTGACGAGCAGGACGGAAATGTAGTCCTTGAACCAATTGTATTTGAGGATGGTATGTTACACGTACCAGAAAGTAATCCAGTACTACAGCAGTTTCTTTATTATCACCCAGGAAATGGAAGGATTTTTGAAGAACTAGATCCAGAGAAAGACGCTCAGAATGATCTTATCGATCTAGATATTGAGGTGAATGCACTCATTGCTGCTAAATCAATGGAGCTATCAATGATGGAAACAGTTGCTAGAATTGGTCTTGGTATTCAGGCAGATAAGAAAACATCTTCAGAACTAAAGAGAGACGTACTTGTTTTTGCGAAGCAGTACCCAATTAGATTTATGGAGATATTAAATGATCCAATGCTAAGAGTTCAAGACATTGTAGCCAGAGCATTTGAGCAGCAAATTCTTAAGACTAGAAACAAGGGAAGAGATATTTATTTCAACCTTTCAGATAACAAGAGCAAGTTTATGACTATTCCATTTGGAGAGCATAGAATATCAACAGTATCTAAATACTTACAGACAGATGAAGGTATTGAAACGCTAAAGTTACTTGAAAGAAATGTTGAGTAGTCTAAATTAAGAGAGGGTAATACCTCTCTTTTTTTTTACTATCTTTGTACAAAAAGAATGGGATGATAAATTCAGTAAGAAATACGGTACTGTCTGTTTTGAACAAAAATAATTACGGGTACATTAGCCCTAATGATTTCAACCTATTTGCCAAGCAAGCACAGCTAGACATCTTTGAGAATTATTTCTACAGATACAATTACCAGATCTTGAAAGAGAATGCTAGAGAGTCTGGTACTGGCTATGCTGATATTAAGAAGCAGTATGAGGAAGTTATTGACTCATTATCAAAAATTGTATCACTTACTAAGACTTCTGGTACATTTGATCTTCCTGCTGACTATTACACTATTGTTAGGGTAATCCATACAAACAATGTTGGCAAGATGGTAGAAGTCGAGAAGGTTCCTATTGCTAGAGCTCAACAGCTTTTGATGTCGAACTTGACTCAGCCAATTGAATTGTTTCCAGCGTACGTACAACTTGAAGATAAGTTAACCGTTTATCCTGACACAATTTCAACTGGTGTTTCTTGCTACTACGTTAGATATCCTAAAGATCCTAAGTGGACATATACACTGGTTTCTGGTGAACCATTGTTTAACCAAGGAGCC